TAATCATTGGTGGAATATGTTCTAACATACCAGGTGTTGCTTCAATTGAAACAAACTGTGTATCTGATATCATATTGAATACATTATGCCAATTAAAATTTATATCTATAGATTTACTATCATCAACTAATTGTTTAGTTGCAGTTGAGCAAATATAAATGTGCGGAGTAGGTTTTATCTTTTCTGTGCCATAAACTATAGGATAAAAATCTGCAATAAAACATGTTTCGATATCTGTAAAGCGTCCTTCAACTTCTTTACCATACCATATACTTTTATAACCAATCATAACTTAATATAATAAATTTATTCTTATTTTCCAAATGAAAAGAATTTTGCAACTGAATTATTTTCTGGAAATGCTCCCCAATTCATTGCTGCATAAAAATCATCAAGTTTATTTTTCAATTCTTTTGCAAATATCTTGTTGCGATCTATGTATTGTTCTACAAAATCCGTAATAACTTTTGGATCTTGATACCCTCGAAGTGCTATTGTATCAAACCCAAATGGATTATCTGACAAATATGCCCATTTTACCTTTTCGCCATCTGTGATTGGTTCTATGTCTCGAATTCCGTTTGATACCAATAAATCATTGAAATTAATTGCAGATTTAACATGTGCCGGAGTACCTGATAAATATCCAGTAAATGGTTTTCTTTTCTTGGTATATTTTGATATTTCTTTAACTCCGGAATTTTTCATTACATTGAGCACAGGAGATGATTTCAATCCAGACTTAAATTTATGAATCATATTCGTTGTAGCTGTTTTATCTTTTTGCTTAAGAATGTGCCAAAGTGTTTCTTTCATTATCTTTTTGAAGTCTTCCGGGAAACTTGATCTTACAACATCTAATCCTTTGATATCAAGTTTATCAGTAGGTTTTCCTTCTTTGAAAATAACCCATTGTGCATATCTCTTTTTTGCAATCCATAAACCAGATTTAGCAACATATTCTTGTTTAATTTTCCATCGATGTGTTTCTGTATTGTGAAATACAACTGCATAACGATCATACATCGTATTTACTAAACTTTGAACTTCAGATGCAATTGCATTGGTTTGTGCAATCATAAATTCTTCATCCGTTTCATCATAATCCGGGAAACGTTTTGCAATCAAAGGCAATGAACTAACAAAGGTTGAATCTGTATCTGTATAAAATGCAAATTCTGCTTTGCCATTAGTTGCATTAACGAAATAGTCTTGTCCTATTTCTTTTGCATAATGATTGTTAATAACCTTTGCAGAAAATTTAATTACACTTTGACCTGTTGCTGTGATTGCACCTGCATTATCTAAATCATGGAATCGAAATGTTTTAAGTCCTAATACTCCATAAAATGAATTAAGTAATACTTTTTGTGTATTTTGTAATGCATCGTAAAATTTATATTCTTCTGTTCCAACTTCATATTCATCACGTTTGTCTTTGTATTCAACACGTTCATCAAACCATTTTGCTAATATTGTTGGCAAGAATCCTTTTATGTCTGTTCGATAAACAGCTCCGTTACTTGCAACGGTATATGCATTGTCTTGTAACCAAGTTTTAATGTCTTGAACAAAGGTGCCATCAATAAATGTAACTTGCTGAGGATCGGACTTCATTAATAAGTCTTGATTCCAATTTTTTATTACTGTAACTTTAGTTTCTGGAGAAATATTCAAACTCATAATGATGCTTGGATAAAGTGACGTTAAATCTAAGTCATATATCCATTTGTATAATCCAGGTATTGGATCTTTTACATATGCTCCAGCAAGTGCGTCTGCTTCTGTTTCTTCTTCAACGAATCGAAATTGTTTGTTAGGTGCAACTAATCCGTTACGCTTCAAATCTACTATTGCAGCACCATCTAGGTATTTAGATGCATAATATACATCTTCATATGCAACGTGACCTTTATGGCATATAGTTCTTGCTAAATTTAGAAGCTGTGTTTTTTCATCTAATTCATAAACCAAATTAACGTCAACCATGTTATATTCAACAAACTTTCTGATGTCTGTTGCAAATAATTGATTCAAGTCACCTTCATATTCTATTTTACCTTTACCCAATTCTGTTTTTGCTACAGTATCTAAACGGTAATTTGGTAATTCTGTATATGTAAATTTCTTGTATAATGTTAAATAATCTAAACTTGATACTCCAAATATTTTGTAACGTTCTCTGTGTTTATTCCATTCAACAATACCTGCAGGAGAAAGTTTCTTGATTGCTTGTGCACCTAATACTTTTTTAATTCTATTAACAAGATAAGGGACGTCATAATTGTCAATGTTCCAACCCGTAATTACTGTAGGCTGAACTTCTGCAAATATGTTTATAAAACGTGTTAACATATCAGCTTCAGAACGGAATATTTCTACTTCATACTCCGTTTCTTTGAAACCTTTTGTTGTAACACGCTTTTCTTCATCTAATACTAATACTCGACGATCTTGTCCAGCTTTATCATAATATGCAATAGATGTAATTCTTAAACGTGCATCTTGTGGTGTTGAATATCCATTTTCATCTCGTTCTGACTCAATATCAAAAAAGAAATCTTTATGACCTCTAGATGGCGTATCAGATTCATAATACAAATCAATCAATGTTCTAACTTCTTCATTTAAGTCAGATTCATATGCTGTTCTATTGTCTTTATGATTGCCGGATACTTTGTGTAATTTAGTTCCATCTAATGACATACAATCGCCATTATCTGCTGGTAAATATGCATATGGTTGAAAAGGAAATCTTTGATGTCCTAATTCATCATCCCATACGTGCATTATGTTGTTTTTCTTGTCGAATGCGATATTTTGATACATTTTTATATTTTATATTTACAATTATTAAAATGCCAGCGCTGCATATTTGATGCTTGACCATATTGTGTGCAGTGAGGACATTTTATTTTTTGTTTTAGTTTTCCTTTTAAGTTGTCACTAATCTTTTTTCGTACTTCCGGGCGTTTTGCTGAATTTAATTCACCTAATTGATCAGGTCTAGGTTTACCTAACTTAGCAATGCTAATCTTTTTTCGTACTTCTGGGCGTTTAGCAGGATTATTATCGCCTCGTTGCCGGTCCTTCTCTAATTCAGATATACGCCTAGGCGGTCTTTGTTTAAACTTTTTAATTATATTATCATAATCTGGATGATTTGATATAGTATCGCCGCCATTTCCTCCTTTTGCAATGTTGTATATTGGGTTTAATTCATTAATCCAAAATATTTCTCGCTCATTTAATTCAATTTTATTATTACAATATTCAATAATTTCTTTTTTAAAATTTATTTGACCATGCTTTTTTATAGCTCGATGTAATAATATACCACTACCTAAATACGTTGGATCATTTTTTGAATCTTGTCCAATATAAAAATTTCCATTTATTAAATTTGTTGTTTTATAGATAATCATAACAATCCTTTTATTATAAATATCTAACCCGTAACCTAAACTGCGTATAAATCTTCTAAATTCCGACATATACCGTTATTATCTAATCCATAGCCGGCGATAAATTCGTCGCCAATAACAAACCCACAAAAATCAGTCATATCAACACCTCCGCCTCTTCGTGTTAATGTTATAACTTTAACTTGTTGTGGTATATGACTATTAACCATAAACAATGTTTCTAATATGGTTGTACCGGTATCGCAAATATCATCTACAATGTATACATTGCGACCTTTAAGATCTACTTCCAATCCTTTGATTGTTTCAATACCTGCAGAATTATCTTGTCCTTGATATGATTTTAATCGGATAAAATCTGATTGAACATCAATTGGCATATTTCTAAGTAAATCCGTATAAAACATATATGCTCCGTTAAGTATGCATATCATTACAGGTGGCAATGCATTGCCTGTTTTTATATGATCATCAGCAATATCCAATGCTAATTGTTTTATCCTCAATTGGATATCTTTGCTTTCGATAAAAAGTTCCATATTCCGTATAAATTTATAATAATAATAATTAAACTAAGTACCAAGTGGCTAAAATTATCAATATAAAAATCATATGTAATCCAACCAATGTCTCCAACAATCCAAGCAATCATTGCTTGTTTTGAATATTGACGTGCATTTAAAATGTACCCAATTAATACCAATGCTGTACTAATCCATCCTAATGCTTCTATCATTTTGCAGATTTTACTAATCCTACTTCTGATTCGCGAATTAAATAATATTCTTCGTCGTCAATCATTACACTCTTGTTTTCACCTAAATTTGATTTGTAAATTAATACAGAATCACCCTCTTTAACTGTCATAGGAATTCTATCTCCGGTCATTGTAAATATGCCAGGACCTACTTTTATTACTTCCCCTGCTGTGAATTGCATATCTCTATCTACCAAGATAATTCCACTTTTTGTTTTCTCTGAAACTTTTTCTACTTTTAAAAGTATTTGATCTCCAATTGGATTCCATTCCATAACTTGTTCCTTTTTTAACGATTATATAAATTAATAACTGATTGTTTTGTTACATTATTTCCTACTAATCTTCCTAATTCCGTACCTGTTCCATCTATTAAAATAGCACATGGAATATTCTTTACATTGTATTTTGCTACGGTGTCAGTACTTATATCAACATCGATGAATGATATTGATACTTGATTAGAAGCTTCTTGCAATTGCGGTTTTACATATGTACATGGGCCGCACCATGTTGCTGTGAAATATAAGATTCTTTTCATTTTATTATAATATAATTAATTTGGTAATTTCCAAATGTTGTTGTCGTTGTCCAATTCATTATTATCCAATTATTAATTTAAAGCATAAGAATCCGTATTCATGATATTTTCTGTTTCCGATTTCATGCATGAATTTATATGGTTTCAAATGCCATAATTTTAAGTCAATTAAGATTTTATAATGTTTCATATTATCTTTTTTTAGTTTAATTCCCAATGTGGTCCGAGAATAAAACGTGTATCTTTCCAATTGGTTACTTCTTTTTTATGTTGTTCGATTAATTCTGAAAATATTTCTGATAATAAATCGTAATGATTAAGATGTGCTAAACGAATCATTTCATCGTAATGATCATCATAAATATAACCTTTCAATGGTGTTATACTGCCTACACACGAATGCAACGTAATTTCACGACCATCATATAGAACATAATACCAATCTTCATCATCATCAGCTATTCCAATAAACCGATAAACTTGGCCACTACATATTACGAATTGACCTTTAAACGAATTGAATTCGTTAGTAATAATTGTTAGATTATCTTGACTCATACTCCTCTTTTAGTATCATATGCAATAATATGGTCTCTTCCTGTCATGTTATACCCATGTTCGGCACACATTTCAAATACAATTGGATACATTTTAATAAGCTCTTCTCTAGTGTCGCCAGCCGGCATAATATATGTTTTTTCTTTTGGAATAAGCAATTCTATACGCAATTCTTCAATTTCTTCTAGATTCTCTGCAGTGCCATCCCATACTGGTTTGTAATGATAATCTTTATGATACATTATCATTTCTTTCATTGCCGTTTTATTGAGTCTAAATTTATTATGTTGTGTAATCATTTTTTCATCGACCACTGCTTTCTGAGGCGTTTCAGTCCCCAAAACGGGAATACTATTATTAAACTTAGGACTGAGGCTAATGACATCAATTGGAAAATCAGTAGCAATAAAATGAGATCCTTCAGTTTCGATAGTAATGATAATATTTCTTTCATGTGCAAAGTGTGTTAATTCGTTTACTAATGCTGGATGCATTGTCGGAGATCCGCCTGTCAACATCATTTCTGTGATATGCGGATTAGCATCATATATCGCAATAATGTCATTGAATGTAAATGTTCCTTTCTCAGGATGTATTGAGGTGTACCAGCTATCGCACCAGCCGCCCTCGCCAAAGTAACATCTGTGGGTGCAACCCGTAGTTCTTACAGCAATAGTTGGTCTACCAAATCGAGATCCTTCACTTTGAACGCATCTGTATAATTCGACAATTGGTAAGACTTTGTTATAGTCTGTGATTCTTTTAGAATGGGAGGTCATAGTCATCATCTAATTTAGTTGGTATTTCTAATTTTTTAATTATTTCAGCAAATTTAGCTTCTAAGTCTTCTAATCGTTTCTGTATTTTAATTAATTCAGAACGTCTTACAAATGGAGTTCGGTCTACTTCGATGTTATTGGCATTGTCCACGTTACCAAAATATTCATCTAGAAATGATAATGGATATATTTGTACCTGAGTATATTCTGGTTTTTGAGCTTCTTTAGGAAGAGTTTTCCATTTAATGTCAATACCTTGTTTAATGGCTTCTGCTGTAACTTCTCGTCCGATATTAGTGCCACCAGAACCTTTACCTAAATACTCATAAAGTGATATGTATTGTTCTTCACTCTTCATAACTTGCTGAATTTCTTTCGTGTTCATAAACTTCTACTTTAATGGCTCGTACTCTGCCTTCGGTTTCTTCTCGTAAAAAATCATTTATTGTTTTGTAAAGATATTCGGCAAATCGTTCGCAACCTGTAGCTTCTAGGATTCTAAGTTGGATTATGCCGTCTCTATCCATTTGTTTGAAATTTTCTAAGTAAGGGTCATCTTGTGCTACAATCGTAGTATGATCTAATAAAAATGCAAAATAATCTTTCGGAGACATACCAGAAATTGATGTTTTTGCACGTTTCATACCACCGAAGTCCCATACCCAATTACGTTGATCTAAATCACCTTCAAACCATACTCGGAATGATACTGCATATCCGTGTAAGAATTTACAATGAGTATCATCAGCTCGCCATTGCCGAAAGCATGTTGAATATCCGTCAAATAGTTTAGTTGATTTAAACTTTGCCATATTAATAACCTTTTACAAATTCATAAAATTCTGCTCTAGTAGCATCATCATCTCTAAATGCACCAGTTAACTTAGATGTCTTCATTGAAGCTCCGCCATGTTTAACTCCGCGACATTGAACGCAATTATGAGTTGCTTCAATCATAACAGCTACACCTTTATTGTCATTGATAATAGTGTTGATAGCATTATGAATTGCTACTGTCAATTGTTCTTGTATTGCACCTCTTCTACCAAAATGCTCTACCAATCGATTCAATTTTGATAAACCAATTACTTTGCTGTCAGTACCTGGAATATATGCAACATGAACTCGACCCATAATAGTTTGATGATGATGTGAACACATTGAAGTTAATGGAATACCTCCTTCAAATACCATACCATCATATCCATCAGATGGAAATGCAGTGATGTCTGGAGTACCGTCATATCGACCAGCCCATAAATCATTTACATATGCTTTTGCAACTCTTCTAGGAGTATCTGAACTATTAGGATCATTCCTCCAATCGCACTTTAACGCATCAAGAAACTCACCAAATGCCTTGGCAGCTTCTTCAATCATTTTGTCTTTTTCTTGTCGGGTAAATGGCGCACCTGGAGCTGAACCATTTGCATAACCTAATTTAACTAATTCTAAATTTTGCTTTTGTTTTTCTGTCATAACTTAATCTTATTTCTAATATAATAAAATTTATTGGGCTTTCAAAGTTTCCGTGCCTTTTTTATGTGCAGGATCATATGGACAATGTCTACATCCATTTCCGCAACATGTACCTCTTCTTACGTGAAATGATTCCGTAAAAACACGATATCCATTTTCATAATAAAAGTCCGTTGGAAGGAGCTTGTTACCAAACTCCCTCACGAATTGTTGTTGTATCCAATCTTTTGATGCCGGTTGTATCATTATTTAATCTCGCACGCTCCGCCTGCACAAGCTAATTCGCCTGACAGGTCTGTATTATCATCTAATTCAATTACTTGTGATAAATCAATGTTATGAAGAGATTTCATCATTTCTTCATATTGTTCTTTAGTAATATCCTCGAAGGGCGCTTGCGTATACGTGCCTCCATTGTATGGTAAAACTGATAATCCATTATAATGATCTCTGTTTTCCCACATCCATTCTCCTGCTAAATCCCATTCATCATCACGCAATGAAACGGTTGCTGATACATTGTGTGTATTGTTTCCTGTTCTATGTCCTGGTTTAACCCATTCTAAATGCACTCGTTTGATGCGATCCAATAATTGGAAAGGTGATTCTGTTCTTAGAATTGCCCCAGCTGGTGCCTTTTGTGGAATAGAAATAACTGCAGTGTCATGTGGACGGAAATATTCATCTTCAATTAATTCAGGATGATTAATTGCTAAATAAGTATAAATTGCTTCATTTTTTCCTACTCTGATTCTACGAATATAAAAATCATTGTGCCATGCATGAATACCTGATGATGTTCCTAAAGTAAGTGATGTTGTTCCTGCAGGCTTTACAGTCGTTGTACGAGCTGAACGATTAATTCCAATAAGTGCTGCAACTCTTTCATTTTCTATTTTAACTGTTTTTGCTGCGGCTTTCATATCATAGCCTAATACAGTACCGGAACCAATACCTGTCATTGATACGCCAATCAATGCATCTTTTTCAGTTGTGCGTTGCCAAACAGGACGTAAATAATGAAAACTAGTATACCCAGCTTGAAGCGTTCCAATAAATGCTGCAGCTTTAACGCGTGCTTCTAAATCTTCTTGTGATTCAATATCCGATGCATTTACTTCACATAAGTTACAGAACTGGAATGGTCGTAGTGCAATTTCACAACATGGATTAGTTCCCCAATCTTTATCATTTGTTAAATAGATACCTGGTTCTCCTGCTCCTGACAATTCAACTCGTTTCCATAAATCCATAAAGAATTCTTTGGTAAGTTTATGACGCATTAATGTTGCTGAATTGTTAGCACGGCCTCTTTGTGGATTAGTTTCCCACCAGTTACCTGACTTACATGCAATCATTTCTTCATCATCTGCTGAAAATAAAGATATAAGTGCTGCTCTACGAATACCACCTGCTAATACGGCATCAGCAACGTGACAAACCATATCATGCACTTCGATTGGTGATAATTTGTCTCCATCTTCTTTTGCATCTAAAATTCCTTGAAGTTTAATCAAACATTCTTTAAGTGGTTGTGGACCTGGAGCTTTTCCTCCGGATGTTACCAATCTTGCACCTTTTTGACGAATATCAGAAAAATCAAATACAAATGATGATCCACCTGTGAAATATGATTTAACTAATACCTTAACTGCATCTGCCCAACCTTCAATTGAATCAGCTATTAAATAGCGACGATTTCTCTTTGGATTTGGTTTACGTATTTCTGGTAATTTTTCTACGTGATGTGTTTGAACTGAATATCCAACTCCGGTACCGCCTAATAACAAAAACATTGCTTCACCAAATGCTCTGTAATCATCAATTGGTAAATATGCACAATTGTAAATTCGGTTAGGGGAGATTTCAATTGGTTTTCCTCCGAATTGCAAACTACGCATCGATGGTAATACTTTTTTTGCATATACAAACTTGTATGCACTTTCAATTTCATCCGTTAATTGTGGATAAGTTTTTTGATGCATTTGTTTGTTTCTTGTAACTAATTCTTCCCACGTTTCTCTACGATTGAGCTCGGGGATGTATTTTGAATATTTCATATAAACGGTAATCTCGCTTAAAATCTTATTTGATATTTCCATCATTTTCCTTTATATTATTTTGTTTTCTTTTTTGCCAAGCATTTCGCATTTTTTCTTTTGCAGATTCCGAATGCGTTGTTCCGAATCTATTACTTAATTTTCCAATTTTGCCTTTTCCTGCATTTCGTAATATTTCTTGCACGTGCGCAGGTCTAGCTTTACCTTTTTTTGAATCAGAAATTTTTTTCTTTGTTTCTTCGGTTTGAATTTTACCATACATAGGATTTTGAATTCCAGATCGACTACCATTCCATGAACGTCCCGTACAACCATCTCCTCCAATTGTTATATTTACTAATGGTCCAGAATTGTCAATTAATCGACCAATTCGGTTAATCCAATACATTTCTAATTCAAAAGCTTTTGATTCTGTTAAATTTCTTTCTAAGAAAATAGTATCAAACCCATGTTTATTTACTATATGTTTCCATTGTAAATTTTTTCGATCTCGTTGCATATAACGATTTCTATAACCTTTTCCTACGTAAAATGGTGTTCCGGTATCACCTCTGACATGTAAATATACATAAAACATTGCGTAAATCCTTTTAAATGTTATTAACTTAATATGTTTTTAGATAAAAAAAGGCCGGAAGTGAATCCGTGCCTAATTTTATATAAATATGTTTTTATCCTAATGTTCCGCCCAAATCTTTAAACTTTTGTGCTAAATTTTGTTTCATTATGTTTTCGCCCGTTTTCATGGTTTGGGTTGTTTGTTTGCCTTGTGCGGTTTGTGGTTCGAAAAATTGGAATTGTCCATTATTTGTATTGATTTTACTTGGCAAAGTAATACCATCGGGACCAAATCTATTTTTAATAACATGTCCTCTACCCGTACCTGACATCTTGTCTTCTACCTTTCTAGAAAGCGACATCAAAAAGTCAGCTACCATCACTTTTCCGTATGATGATGCAATCTTATCTGCTTCAATGACATCTTCTTCTAATGCCGATCTACCTGCTTGTGATGCGGTCCATACTGGAATATCATATTCCCCTGCCATACCACGTAACTCCTCGTATAGTTCTTCTAATGCCTCGTGCTTATCCTTTTTTGCATTGATCTTCAACAAGTCACCATAATCGACAATTACCAATGCAGGTGTTTTGCCTAACATGATTGTTTTTTCTAAATGTGCTTTAATGCCCATTACTCCTACTGACTTGGTTGGAAAATATTTAACAATCAAATCACCACGCAATGAATTCATTTTTTCTTGTACTGTGTCCTGATGATGTTTCAATGTCTGAGCATTAATACCTGTCAATACTGAATCATAGCGTTGTCCTACATAATTTTCATTGAGCTCCAATGTATAATGTATAACGGTATGTCCAGCTCTCATTGCATTTGCCCCAATATTAATAAGCATCCAAGATTTACCAATACCTGCAGGAGCCATTACTACTCCTAATTCTCCTGGAGCTAAACCACCATCCATCAAGTCATCAACAACATCCCAACCTGTAGTAATAGTCTGACGAGATGCTTCTGCATAACGAGCTGCAATATTTGCCTTGTAATCTAATCCAATATTGGTATCAGCTCCGGCTTTCATTGCTCCGTCAATTTTGGTTTTTATTTCATCATAATTACCCATTTTGAGTAATCCAACCGAATCCATAATGGCCCGTTTGATTTCTTGATTCTTACAAAATTTAAGGATTTCATCTTTAACAAAAGAAAGATCATCTGACTCCATATATCGA